GGAGCCGAGAGGCGTGGGGAGGGGACCCTCCCCCACCTGGGGTCACCACTCGCCGTCCGGCAGGTTGATCCGGCGGACGATCTCGACATGCGGCCCCGGATTTTTCGCGCCTTTTGCCGCGTTGCAGCAGTAGTGGGCGGGGGCCAGATTTTCCGGATCCTGCGCCGCAGCAGCTGCGCTCTCGTAGCCGAACTCGCGCCAGCGAGAGATCGGCCTGATCTCGTCGATCACAAACGACAGGGGGTGGGCCGAATCGGAGGGCTCGGCGTAGTGGATGGGCCCCAGCTTTCCGCGGCAGATGCTGCAGGGATCCCCCCGGGCCTTGAAGCGGGCCCGCATCTTCCGGCGGAAGTTGCCGTTGGCGCTGCGAGGGTTAACGCTCACCAGACTGTCCTCCTGGTCCGAATCGGACACAAAACGCGCAGAGAGACGCGCTTGGCGCATCTCTCTGGCTACACACTACCACGGGGCGAGTGTGCAAATCTATCACAAAATTCCTCGACGGCCTGTAAGGCCGCCTGCCGGGAGTACATCAGCTGCCGCCAGGACAGGGACAGCTCCACGCAGACCATCTCCCAGGTCTTGCGCACGCCGTCTCGGGTGCGGCAGTCCACGTAGTAGGCCGTCAGCACCTGGCGCTGCCGCGGATCGGACAGCAGGGCGATGATCCGCACCGCCTGAGCCTTCATGGCGGACAGCTCCTGGATCCGGTCGCTGATGGCCTCATCCAGCTCGGCCACGCCGTCGAATTTGTGAGGATCCGGGCTGTGCTGCACGGCCACGCCGTCCAGGGAAGGCGTGGTGCTGGTGGCCTGCGCCCAGGCGTCGAACATGCTGCGCCGCAGGACCTTGATCTCGTCGTCCACTTCCCGAACCTGGTTGAGCCACTCCTGGGCCGTCATGCTCCTCGCCTCCTCTCGCGTGGATGGTACCATTTCCTCGCATTTCCGCAAGGGCTCCGGGCCGTTTTCTCCCGGACCCTTCCGGAGGATATACACTACCCCAAGACAGATAAGAAAAGCGCCGGGGTCAGTTTCCGCCGTCCCCGCGGATCCTGTGCGGGTCCGGCCGGGGCTCTTGGAAGGGTAAGAGATATTTATAATAAACGAACTGCCCCCACTCGTTCTGGTCCTCGCTGTGCTCCAGGATCACGGCGCCCTTGGGCAGGCTGTCCGGCGTGATGGTCAGCGCCTCGTCCACCAGCTCGCTGGTCCTGGTGGGCCGATGCAGGCCCCGGGAGGGCGTCCACGTCTGCCTGCCCAGCGGCGGGCGCTCTTTGTTCATGTACTTGGCCCGGCTGGCGTAGTCCTCGCCGTTGGAGAGCAGACCCTCGAAGTCCACGTTGTCGCCCCAGGCGGCCCACAGGCTGCGGATCTCCTCATAGTCCGAGCCGGTGGCGTTGATCACCACGTGATGGTGCCAGCGCCCCTCGCTGCCGTCGCTGCGCAGGTGCTCGGTGTTCTTGACATACAAAAGCCGCTCGCCCCGGGCGGCGCGGGCCGCACGGAGCAGGCGGAAGAAGGTGCCCAGGGCACGGTTGGCGGCCTCCCGGGTGGCCGGCGCCTCCCGGTAGGTCAGCGTGACAAAGAGGTCCCGCCGGTCGAAGTTGGCGGCCAGCAGCTCCTCCAGCTTCTGGGTGCTGGTGCGGGCGTTGATCCGCATCCGGGCAGGGGAGGAGATCTTAGTCTTCTCGGCCCGGGTCTTCGGATCGTCGGAGGCCACGGCCTGGGTGTAGACGATGATCCGGCCCAGACGTCCGGCCTGGATCCGTACAAGACGCTTTGTCTTTGCCATGGCTGCCTCCTTTCAAAGGTCGGGGCGAGACGGAGTCGAACCGCCTTCCGTAGGCCCGGAGAACTGCAAGAGCCCGCCCACTCTCCGCCGGGACGCCCCAGAAAAAGAAAGGGCGCAGGCCCCGAAGGACCTCCGCCCATGTTCCGTTGACTTGGTAGACCGAATTATAGGACTACCACGCGCCGGCTGTCAAGCGCGATTTTTTTGCGCATCGGCCGGAACCATTGACGCGCCTGGGAAAAATTATTTCCACCGCCACAGACCCTGGGCGCCGTTGATGGTGATGGGCAGGCAGGGCCGCCGCTTGACGATCTCCCAGGCGTATCGGCCCACCGTCCAGTCCCCGAGAGCCAGCTCCCGGGGCTTCTGCTTTGCCCGGAACTCCTCGGTGATCAGATGGCAGGCCTCGAGCTCGCCCACGCAGATGATCGCCCGACGGGGCAGCAGCAGCGTACCCCGATTCAGCTCCTCGGCAATGTCCTGCCAGTCCCGGTAGCAGGCGTCCTGCCGGTAGATGATCGGCAGTAGCGCGGTACAGATCTCCCGGAGCGTCTTATAATCCCGGATCTCCCCGACACATTCCTTCAGCGGCTTGGCCGCGGCGTGGATGGCGATGGGCCCGCGGTAGGCGGTGGCCCAGGATCGGGTCTCGTACTTCTTAGCGAAAACCGGCCGCCCCTTGGCGGTGGTCCGGATGGGCGTCCCCAGCAGGGAGGCCCAGGGCTGCCAGACGGTCAGCCCCCGCGTCTCAATCCCCATCGGCCGCCCTCCTGTTCCACTTGGCCACGGCCCCGTCGGGGAGGATCTGCCAACCGATGTATAGCCCGCAGGCCGGGCAGCCCACCCAGCCCTGGCGGATCTTCCCATAGGTGTCCTTCAGCTTTCCCTCCGCCCCGCACAGGGGACAGCACTTCAGCCCCTGGCTGGATATCGAGTATACGTCTGGCCTCATTTTGACCTCCTTATTTCCCGGCAAGAGTTCTGCCGACCAGAATCCCGATGATGATACCGAGCTGAATTACAACAACATGCAGTAACTCCATTATTCCTCAACCTCGCTTTCCATCGGCGCCCCGCAGTGAGGGCAGAATTTGTTTTGACTGCTGCTGAAACGGAAACAGCGGCGGAACAGAGCAGGCAGCTTCTGCCGCCGGACGGTCTCAAGGTCCGGCACCTCCGCGCCCAGCCAGTCGGCCAGCTTGACGGCGCAGGAATCGCACAGCCGGGCGATCATCTTCGGGGGACCATACGGCCCGAGCTGGACCCGGACGCGGATCAGATCCCGCGTCGGCTGCACGTCACCGCAGAGAGCACAGGCGGCGACATAGTCCGTATAGTGAGAGCTCACGGCGCCGCCTCCGTTTCTGCCAGCCATTCGGCCAGCGTCCGCCGCAGATCCTTTCGGGTGCAGCAGATCCAGTCCGCGGCGGTTTCGGGGAAGAACGAGTCCAGCTCGCACTCAAAACCGATGGCGGCGATCCGCATGCTCAGCAGATCCAGGGCCTCCCGCGTCTTCCCCTCGATGACCTGGCCGCAGCATGGGCAGATGTCTCCGTTGTCGTAGCGTTTAATCTTCATTGCCCGGAGCCTCTCCCTTCTCCAGCTTCTCCAGCTCGGACAGCATCCCGTTCAAAGTCGGAGTGATCAAAAACGTGGGGATCAAATCGTAGTCGATATATCGCTCGACCGTCCAGCCGTTTCGCCGCATCAGGAGCCGGAACTGCCCGGTTTGCCATTGGTTAAAACAAAAGATTTTGACATCGTTTTGCATGCAGAAATCGGTAACAATCCGACCGTTGTGCAAATTCATTTATCCTCGTCCTCCTCCGTGTCCCCGACATTTATGTCGGTCACACCGTCCACCTCGTCGTCGGCCCGGGAGTAGTTGAACAGATCCCGCAGGATATTGACCACGCCGTCGCCCAGAGTATTGCAGGCCCGCAGCTCCGCAGCGGTGGCCTCGATCTCGGTCACTCGAATCTTCATATCTTCCACACCTCCGGAGGCATGGGCGGCGCCGGGATCCACCAGCTGTCGTCGCAGTCCATCTCGTCGTCGCTGGCGTCGTAGACGCCCCACCACTTGCCGTCGTGGTACTGCATCAGCTCGATGTCGTAGCTGGCGTGGGGAGGCGCGTGGTAGATCTCGACGGTGAAGGCAAGCTGCCAGCCCTCAGGAGGATCGTCCCGGCAGCTCCGCCATTTCTGGTCGCTGACGGTGACCGCCGGGGCGGTCATCGGATCCGGGCAGCAGACCGTCTCGGTGCGAGGCTCCGCCGTTTTCTTCTCCGTCTTGCGGTCCGATTCGGACACCGCCGAGCCGCCGCGCATAGCGTCCAGGGCCAGGAGCTCCCAAACCTCCGGCCACTTGAGGCGCCGGCGAATCGGCCGGGTGATGGTCATCCCGCCAGGGTCGCAGTCCCGGCAGACGGGCATACCTCCCGTAGAGCTGTGCTGCAGGCCCCAATGATGCAGGACCTCCACGGCCTCGGCCTTGGTGGCGCTGGCGCGGACGCGATCCAGCACCCCGTCGGAGGACAGGGCGCGCCGGACGAGATAGCTCAGCAGGGGGGAGTAATCCCCGTCCGGGCACCGGATACCCAGCTTTTCCGCCGCTACGGCCAGGTCCTGCGATGTGCTTTCCCCGGCTTCCACCTTCCGCTTGATCCGCTGCACGGATTTGATGTCCGCGGTCTGGTAATTGACGCCGGCGTCGATCAGGTGATCCAGCGCCTCATACTGCTGCTTTTCCGGCAGCCTGGCCAACTCATAAGCCACGGTTTCGCCCATTTTCCCGGACTCCCACGCCTGCCGGAAGCCGGGGACCTTGAGCCCCTTGTTGATGACCTGTTTTCGAGCCAGGGCGGTGGAACTGGTGCCCAGGGCGTCGGCCACGATATCCCGCAGCCGGCCGGGCAGTTCCGCGCCCTCTTTTTTCAGCGATATCAGGGCGGCCGTCATTTTCTCCGCCTCTAATGCTATCTCTGCGCCGGTCTTGGTCCGCTGGCCGTTGGCGCTGATCAGCATCAGATCCTCACGCGCGGAGCTGGCGGGCTTTTCCACCACCCGGCACGGGGCGGTCTCCGCCTTGTTCAGCTGGAGGGCGGCCAGCCGCCGGTGCCCGGAAATCAGCCGGTACAGGCCTGCCGTGTTGCCGTACGGATAGACGATCAGCGGCTCCAGCAGGCCGTTGAGCTTGATGCTGTCCGCCAGAGCCTCCACGTCCCGGACGCCGTAAAAATTCCGGCCGTTGGCGATGATCTTATGCAGAGGGATGTCCACGATCTGAGAGGGGTCCGAATCGGACACACGTGCAGCCTCGGGGACCAGCTCCGCGATGTTAAACTTTTTCGCCATGGTCGCCCTCCTTATCTGCCGGAAAGACATCTGCTGCGGAGTCGATCAGGTCAATGATCGCGGCATAATACGCCTCAGCCATGCTCCCGTGATTCGATGCATAAAGCCGTCGTGTTGCAGCCGTTTTCAATTCGTCCAGATCCCCCAGCCTCCCGTGGTCAGGGACGGGGATAACTTCTAAAGGCTCATGAGGAATGTATTCTTCAAGTCCCCAAATGGATGCCGTTCCATCCTCTCTGACAAAAAGTCTAATTTTGTGCGCCCCGTGTTCTTCAGGAATTTCCATGCCGGGAATGTATATTCCTGCCATGTCAGGTCACCTCCGTCCAGTATTCCGACGCCAGGCCCGCGTAGTCGCAGGCGGCGGTGCTCTTGGGGGCGTAGTCCATCAAAGGCTCGGCGGCGTAGGTGCTCTCGCCCACGGCCACGCTGCGGCGGATCTCCTGCCGGAAGACGTCCAGGCCGGAGTCCCGCAGCAGCTGGGCGCCCTGGCGGCACAGGTTGGTCCGGTCCGTCATGGTGATCAGGACTCGGGGGTGCAGCCACTTGTCCAAGTTGCGGATCTGGGTCAGCAGCTCCAGCACGCCGGCCCGGGAGAAGTTGTCCACCCGGGTGGGGATGATCACATCGGTGGCCACGGCCAGGGCCGCCACGCTGGCCGCGGTGAACGACGGCGGGCAGTCGATCAGGACGGCGTCGTAGGCGTCGTCCTCGGCCATGACCTTCAGCAGATCCCGCAGCCTGGCGATGTACGCGCTGCCGCCCTTGCTGATGGCGGCCAGGTCCAGGCTCAGCAGCTCCATGTCCGCCGGCAGCAGGTCCAGGCCCTCCCGGCCGGTGCGCCAGACCACGTCCTCCCAAAGGGGCTCGGTGCGGCCCTGCAGCACGTCGGAGAGGGTGGGGGCGTCCGGATCGGCCCGGAAGAAGGCGCTGGTGTTGTGCTGCGGATCCGCGTCGATCAGCAGGATCCGCTTCCCGTGAGCCGCCAGGATGGCGGCCAGGTTGCAGGCGGTGGTGGTCTTTCCCACGCCGCCCTTGAAGTTTGCGATGGCTGTGATTCTCATTCTCTGCAGTCCTCCTGTTTCTTGATTATCACCGGCTGAGATACGCCGCCGGCGGGCTGTGGTACATGTTGGTCTCCGGCTCGGCGTCCCAGAGGCCGGAGGCGATCCGGCCGTGAAGGACGTATGCCTGCCGGAACCGGCCCTTGTCGGTCTCGAACTCCAGGGAGAAGTAGCGCCCTTCGGGGTGGATGTAGACCACCGTGCCGGTCATGGGCATGGGGCCGTGGGCCATGCCGAACTCCACCATGGCCGTGATCCGGTCGCCCAGGGCGATGCCGGAGGGCACGTGCCTTTTGAGGCTCTCAGGTCCAGCCCGCAAGAGTGATCGCCTCCTCGTCCTTTTTGTCCTGCTCCGGCGGAACGTCCAGGAACGTGGCCGGCTTGCTCTGCTTCCGCCGCCAGGCGTCCATGGCCCGGCTGTCCGTGGCCACAAAGTCCATGTGCCGCGGATCAAACTTCAGGCAGATGCCAATGGGCGGGCCGTCCTTGTTTTTGTCCACCCGCAGCCACCGGAGGCTGCCGGGGTCCGTGTAGTCCTCCTGGGAGACCATCATGATGATCTCCGCGTCCTGGATCAGCTGGGCGCT